AAAGGTGAATACTGTAATGTTGTTTTGAATAGCGTTTTGGTACTCGTTTTTTAAATTTTTGAAGGTCGTCAAATCAAATGAAACTGTGTTGGACATAACTTATTGTTTTAATGTTGGGACAAAGTAACAACATTTATTTTACATATCCAAATAAAATTTACTTTATTTTAAAATAATCATACAAAAGGTATTTCAGTAAAAGGATGTATATGTTCAGAGAAAAGTTGTTTAACAAAGAAAAACGAAATTTGGTCTTGGATTCCACATTTAAGAATGTGATTATACCACATTTCGTTTAATTCTTTTATTTTTTTATGTTTCATATTTCTTATTAAAAATCCACACGCACAATGATGTTCAGTTGTATCACTTAACCCGTAAGAAATTTGTTCATTAATATACTTAAGATATTTATCACTTTCTATGTTATATCGTTTTTGTAACATTGACTCTTTGTATTCTCTCCACACACTATTTTTTATGAACCAATGCTCTCGTAGTAATAACATATAATTTTGTTCAATAAAATATTTAATAATAAAATTTTCAACAAAAAATTCATTAACCTTTTGTGATTTACTATCTATAAAACAAGTATAATCGTAATCCTGTAATTCTTTATATTCATGAGGTAATGTTTTTACTCTTTTTCCAACCATATTAGATTCAATTAAATCATCATTTGTTGGTTGATTATCAAAAATACCTATCCATTTAGTGTTCTTTAGTCTTTCTAAAATTTCAAGATTATTTGTAAAATAATAACAATTATATTTTATTGATGGTATCTCCGGAATTTTAAACGATTGGTTTTGATTTGACCCGTAAAAACAAGTGTAAAACGATAAATTCATATTATTTAATTGATAATAAATGATATTGACATTCTATTTGTTCTTTTCCATAGAAAGAGTTTATAATGTTAAATTTATTTGATAAATATTCTATAAATTCTCCCATCGTCCATTCTCTTACATGACAAACATTTTTTGGAGGACCACTCCAATGTTGACGATAATGTGGAGAATATTTCTGACCTTTACAAAGTATTTCTCTACATGGCGTAGAAATTATATAATAATTAGCATTAAGACTAATTAAATAATCTAAAAGGATATCCGGGTCAATTATATGTTCAATCACATCACAACATAACACCATATTATTATTTTGGATTGAGTCGTAACCATTAAACGATTTTTCTTTCTCACCACTAATTAACCATTCCCTCTCCGGATATTTTGTTTTTAATAAAGAAAAACATGGCTCTGTTTCAACACCTATTGTTTTAAACTCACCAAGATATTTGATTAATTTATACCCACTACCACACCCTATGTCAACAACAGTATTTAATCCTTTTTCCAACATGAACTGACTACAAAATTGATACACTTCTTTTTGACCTTCATCTAACCAATTTGAGTCATCGTGATGTTCCGGATTATTATTTATAATATAATTCTTAATATTATAATCTTTATCAACATTAACATTTTTTAAAAAATTTTCTTCCATTTTATTTATTTTATTTATTTTATTTATTTTATTTCATAATAATATTCATCAATATTACCTCTTAAATCCGCAACATCCTTATCATCAGTTAGTTTAATGATTTTTATTTTACCATATAATCTACCCCCATTTAACTGGTGATACAATTTAACCGAATCTTTCCAAGCATCAGAATCAAGACAAATGGTAATATTATTGATTGCCTTTTCATACAATGTCTCAAATAATAACTCCGACATATGTTTCCCTAACATAGGTATACTGTTGGGTAAAAACAATCCATCAAATACACCCTCAACAATAAAAATAGGTTTAAACCAATCGATTAACTTTTCATTAAATATAATTTCATCCTTTGGTGTTTCAGGGTTTTTATATTTTGCTCGACTATTCGGGTCCCAACTTCTAGCAATAAAATAATTTAAATAACCTTTTTCATTATATGAAGGTATGATAACTCTACCACCGAAACTACCCTTATCACAAAAACCAATACCATACTTTTCAATAATATCATCACCAATACCACGAATTTTAAGATAATTGTACGCCTGATTCCTAATTGGATATCTTGGGCTACTATCTTTGAATAAAGTGAATCCTTCAGGAAGTGTTAATCTTTTCTTTTTTTCTTCTCTTGGTTTATACTCTTCCGGTTGGAGAACATTATAAATTTTCTTTTGTTTTTTATTACCATATAAGTCAAATAATTTACCTAAAGGACCTTTGGTATTATCCACATCTCCACAAGACCAGCACTTATAAACATGCTGAAAATAATTCACCTCTAAATTACCTTTGTGTTGTCCTTCATCACAATTAACACAATCAAACGATATTTGACCTTTATGTCCATAGTGTTGTTTCTCGTCTCCAAGTATTTCTCGTAATAATTCTATTAATATTTCCGCATCATCTGACATAAAGACAAAGATAATAATAAATTTTATAATATCCAAACTACAAAAGTTTTATAAACCCTTTATATTTATAAAATATATTATAAAAAGATGCCAACACAAATAACGATTAACGATATCACCGGTACACCACCATTCAATATATATATATGTGATAACCCTATCACAATATGTGTATATGAAGAAACCATAACATCATTCCCATATTTGTTTAATGTTCCATCTATAATACCAGAACAATCGTCTGTTAATTTAAAAGTTATTGACAATAACGGTTGTGAATCAATTTTAAATTTAAATCTATAAATGGCTTGTAATTCAACATATTGTATAAGAAATACCGGTAATATCACGTATGATGATTACTATATCAGTGGTGGGACACATAATTCAAATCTTTATTGGGTAGGTCAATCAAATGGTCTATTTATCTATTACTCAACAGAAGACACTCAATGGTGTTTATCATCAAATTTGGATGGGTTTTGTTTATTATCAGGAAAATCTCCTTGTGCGAGCGAATGCCCTGATTTATCCTACGCATATTTCTCATCAGGAATGTGTTTAACACCAACTCCATCACCAACAAATAATTGTAATTCGTTGGATTTTGTAGCTTTATTAGAATGTGATATAATCCCATCACCATCACCAACTCAAACTAAAACACCAACACCGACACCAACCGTCACACCATCATTAAATTTATGTTTAACAATTAATATTGATGCAACAATTGAGAGTACTTCACCAACTCCGACACCAACACTAACACCAACACCAACATCCTCATCAATAATAGAAAGAAATTGTAGTTTTGCGTCGCCAATAACCTATAATATCATCGATGATAATATAATATGTCCTCAAAGTTATTTATTTAAAAATTGTTATAATAATGAGATATATTCAACAACAAATCTTACAAGCTCAATTGGTAATATTTCATTGACGAAATATCAAGTTTATTTAGCCATGGTAGATAATGTTAGAAAATGTATTTCATATTATGAAAAGAGCGACACTACTTTAGGTGGTTACGATATTGAATTGATTAGTGAACCTTTTGGGTTGATTAGTCAAAATGGTTGCGATTATTGTAACCAAGAGTTAACAATACCATAAATAAAAGTGCAATAAAAAAAATAATATTACTTACACCCAACCTTTCTATATAATACTTGAGTTTTCAGTAAGATTAACAAATAAATTAATAATCACAATATTTATAATACATGGGATTCATATTAAAAAATACATCAGGGTTAATTAACACTAGATTAACAGACGCCGCAAGAAAAAAACTATCACAAGGTAGTTTTAACATCTCTTATTTTAAAATAGGCGATAGTGAAGTAACCTATAACGCCTTTGGTGAATTAGATATATCAAGTCTTAATATATTAGAACCAAATTTTAATTCTCAAAATAAAACCGGTTATCCTCAAGAAAATAAACAAAATATTAAATACCCTTACTATGTAGATGGAACCGGAGGTAATACATACGGAATACCTTATATGGCTTCCGATGTTAGCCCTATATACAACAGTGCAACAATGAGAGGTTTTTTTATTGGTAACACTACAAATGGAACTATAAGTAATTGGAGCGTGTTAACAGATAATCAACACGTAATTAATTCTAATTATGTTATTGATATGTCATTATTAAATGGTGAAACTTCAATAACTATTGAATCTTCAGTCTGTAATACCAATATAGTTAGACAACCTTCCGTTGGTGATTTTATCACAATTTATTACGATGGGAACGGAACGGAATGTTTTATGTCAGTTTCTGATTGTTACACAATGTTAACATATAAAATTGTAAATATTAGTAATTTAGTATTAACTGTTGATAGACCTTTACCAAATTTTACTAATTTACCTGGAAGTATTTATTACGCTAGAACATTAATATACCCACCAAACATGACATCATTATATGATAGTGTCACACCTTCTCAACATTGGCGTAATGATGTCATTAATTTTGAATCCATTTGTACAACAGATGAATTTGATGTTAAAATTTGGAACATGAACATCCCTTGGTCTGAAAGTCCTGCCGGATTAAATGATGGAGCATATAAAGGTTACAAAAAATTTAATTCAACATCTTATTTAGGTACAAAAGAATATTTAGGGTATATGTCTAATAGTGGACAAACTATTAACAACACGGTTAATTATGTTAATTCACTTGGAGATATTATAATCTTACCGCCTAAAGACCAAAAGGCTATTTCAATCATTCATTATACTAATCAAAGTATAGATTTGTTTTATGGTGAAAAATTTGCGTTAGAACCATACGATAATACAACCCCTGAAGGTACAACAGGTGAGGCTAGAAACTTTAAATTACACATACCAACATTAATGTGGCATAAATCACCAACTTGTGGTAGTGGACAAACTTTTTGGGTTGACCCACCTGGATTTGATAATTTAACATTATTTGATGTTCACTATATTAAATCAACCAAAAATTCTGAGATGAATCAACCTGGTATAAGATATTATAATTTATGGGACACAAACGCTAACGAATATAATAATGGATACCCTAATAGAGTTGGTAAAGTGTTTCCTGACCAAAAAATCATTGTTATTGATGACGAGGAAATTATAGCTGCCTTATCTTATAAATCAAATAGAAACTGGACATTACCATCACCAAGAATATCTTTAATCGCACCTAATACTTGTGAAATAAATAATGGGTCAATATCTGTAGATGGTGTTCTATCTGGTTCATCAGAATATATGTATGTCACATATAGATTAGGTAATAGTGAATTATTTACAAATTCATTACATTGTAATTACTATTCAAAAATACAAGGAACAGCAATTACACCAACTAATCTTGGTACTAATAATGTTGGTATTAGATTTGGTAATGAATTTTCATATTTAAATCAAATACCTGAATCACCAATCCTTAACAATGGATTCGTTGCCGACACATTTGAAATAATATGTCAGAAAGTAATTGGGGATGTTAGACCAGACCCTTCAGAGTGGAGAGTTATTGATTTTACATCAATGGTTAGTTCAACAACAATTAACGGATATATTACCGTAGAAGGTTTAACAGGAAGAACATTTGTTATTACATCTGACGATTATGATAATGCCGAAAACAACAATTATACATTAGATTATCTTTCAATACCGAGTAAAAATTCGACTGGCACTTCGTTAAATTTTGGTGATGAATATTATTTTTATGGAGCGTTAGAAACCGATATTCAAGCAACAATTTATGAAATGAAATATAAAATAAATCTAAGCGCAACTGAATTCCAAGCAAGTTCTAACCCTACATGGTCAAGCACTGTAAAACCATATATTTCAGAAATAGGTCTTTACGATACTGAAGATAATCTTATGATTATATCAAAGCTACAATCACCCGTTTTAAGACAAGGATTGCAACAGTTTTTAATTAAATTTGATTTTTAATTAAATATGAAAAAAACACTTAAAGAAAGTCCTAAAGTTTTAGGTCTTGATGTATCTACCCGAACAATTGGATGGGCATTATTTGATATACAAAGTAGAGAACTATTGGAATTAACCCATATCTCACCAGTACCTAAACCGAAAGAAGAAAATAAAATTAAAGAGTTATTACTTAAAAGTGAAATCTTTAAATCAAAACTTATTCAATATAAAGATTTAGGTATAACTAAAGTTATTATTGAGGAACCACTATTAAATTCTAATAATGTATATACAATTCAAACTCTATTAAGATTTAACACTTTAATCACTAAAGAAATTTACGATATATTAGGTATTGTCCCTGAATATATTTCAACTTACAACTCTCGTAAATTTGCCTTTCCGGAACTAGTTAAACAAAACGATAAAAATAAATTTGTATTGTTTGGTGGCCTTCCTAAAGATTGTGATAAAAAACAAATTATTTGGGATTTGGTTGCAAAAAGAGAACCTCAAATACAATGGTTATACACCAAAAATAATACACTTAAAAAAGAGAATTTTGACCAAACCGACGCTTATGCTTGTGTTTTAGGTCATATGAATCAAGAAAATATTTGGTAAAAATTAACCCACCTTTATGGTGGGTTTTTTATTTTATTCTAACTGATTAACACAAGTATCATATGGAATAATCCAATCGTAATACTCAACAAATGAATCATTACCAAGATTTGTCGTGGGTACCGTTAAATTTCAAATACCACAAACTTAAATAGGTTTGTAATTTATACAATTAGTACAAGTTGTGAATACCTGATTTAATACTGGTGTAAAATAATTTCCGGAAATCCTTATCACAGTAAATAATGGATTTAATAATGGATAACCATTTGATATATATCTAAATTCCCAACAAGTATTATCATTAGTTTTCCTTAAAATTTGACCAGGAACAATTGTAAGTCCCGGTAACTCTTGAATAACATATTGATTAGTGTTAGAACAATTTCTATATACATAGTATTTTTGTGGTGGCGATGGTGTAACAGTAGGTGTTTTCGTCATTGTTGGAGTTTGAGTTGGAGTTTTAGTAGGTGTCGGTGATAGAGATGCTCCTGGCGTCTGAGTCATTGTAGGTGTTCTAGTCATTGTAGGTGTTCTAGTCATTGTAGGTGATGGTGACGGTGATGGTGACGGTGCCGAACCACAATATTGACACGAAATAGTATAACTAATACGTAACTCAATAACAACATGGTTTGGAACTAAAAATTCCTCATCACATTTAGTTATAATTTGAATTTGATTATCAACAGAGTCGATTATAGTTTCCCCAATTTGGTCAAAACTATCCACCATCCCCTTTAATTCATCATAAAAATAATTATCATATGGATAATCATTTAATGAATAACTAGTATAAAAATCATTAAATTTTTCCTCTTCACCAATTGTAACAATTAAGCTAAAAATAGCAACATCTAAAACACAATTAGTAAACTCCGACACTAAAGTATAATACCCATCATAATACATTTGATATATCCCATATTCACCTAACTCCCCAATATCTTCAAAATTACTATCACAAATAGTGTAAGACTCATAAGACGATAATTTATCATACCCATAAATTGTTATTGAGTTTTCTTTAACACAATTATTCGAGTCAGTCACAGTTAATGTATATGTACCAGCACCTAAATTAGTTATACTATAACCGGTTTGCCCATTCACATTAGGACTCCATTGTAAATCAAATGTTGGTGTACCACCAGTTATTAATACATTAATTGTTCCGTCAGAACCATTTATTAAATCAGTTTTAACTAATATAAACCCAACATTCTCGGATGACTCTATTTCAAAATCTTTAGTTTGTTGACACGGAGTTGGGCTAGAATCTCTTACCTGAACAGTATATGAATCCGAAACTAAATTAGTAAATGTTACGGAACTTAATGACGTACCTATTATTGATTGAGACCCTATGTCAATTGTGTATGGAGGTTTACCCCCTACTACCACAACATTAACAGAACCATTAGGTGCATTACAAGTCGTTCCTGTAGTTAAAACATTAACCGTATATAAGGACTCATTTATGATGGTATATGTGTTGGTATAAACACACACACCATTTGAAATGGTTAAAATATATGTGTCAGATTTTAAATTATTAAATGACCAACTTAAACTACTAGTTATATTTTCTATTGAGTTGTTATTAGAATCTGTCAATTTATAGGTAATATTACCATTAGTACCATTAAGGAGTATAGATATAATACCATTTGAATTACTACATTTTGAATTAGTAATATTAATTGAAACAACATTAAACCCTGAAGGTGTTTGTAATGTTGTTGAACTAACAAAACTACATAGACCAGCATCTTGGACATATACCGAAATAATTCCTCCAGGTACATTAGTAAAAGTATATTGGGGTTCAAACGAAACATTTGATTCTCCAGTTGAGGCTGAATAATAATATGGTGTTGTACCGCCAGTTACAGAAACCGTTAACTCACCATTGTTTGTAAAACAACCTGGACTAACAGATGTAAACCCTCCTAAACCTATTTGAGGTACTTTAATAACATTAACACTTTTAGATATTACACACCCTGAATTATCTGTTACGGTAACACTATATTCCCCATTTGTTAATCCTGTAATTGATGATAATGTACCCCCATTAGACCATAGATAAGTATATGGTGGGCTACCCATTAATTCTGTTACAAATATCTTACCTGAGTTAACATTACAACCAGCATCATTAACAACATAAAAATCATAATTTAAAGTGGTTGATGACTTAATTATACAAGTTTCTGATTTACCTGTACATCCAGCACCATCGTCGGCAACAACATAATAAGTTCCGGCCGATAAAGAATTAAAAGAAAAGTTGGAATTTAATGTAGACCCTGAAGATAAATATCCACTATTACTTTCATATAAATAATAACTTGCAACACCATATTGATTTTGTGTTTGAGCGAGTATAGAACCATTATTAAAATTACAAGTAGTATTTCGTTGGTTTATTATATTAACACAAGTACCGTTCGATATATAAATATTTACCGGAAGTATTGATACACCTGGACTATTACATGAATCAAGAATATTAAACGAGTATGTTCCCGTTGATAAACCATTAATACCATATTCGGTCACACCAGCGCCTAACGGTATTATTCCATAATCTGGTGTTAACCATTCTATTGTATAGTCAGGAGCGGACCCCTGAATATCAATTAAGAAAGACCCTAATGAGAGATTAGAACAATCTCCTTCTATACTAGATATATATGATAAACTACAAGCCATTAATTACATAAAATTTCAAAATTTATTCCGACATTTAATTCAAAGTTAACGTCAGTTGAGTTTACAGAACATATCGTATTATAAACCACTATTTGGTTAAATTGACCACCATCTTCTACGATAATATTATTTCTACTAAAATAATACGCATAACCATAATTTAGTAAACTTTTTAAACTATTTACTAAAGCGACCGTCCATACACTATTACTAGGTACACTCATACTTGTGGTAAGCCCTGACCCTACAAAAAATGGGTCTTTTATAATATCGTCACCATTAAGTCTCATTTCAACATACCATACACTTTTTAAATTTTCATACAAACAATCATCTAATTCGTAAGTTGTACCTAAATTAGCATTTGTTGTACTTAAATAAGTATTTAATGTATTACTTAAAACAACACCAAAAGTGTCATCCGGATACGCATCACAAGACACTGATTGAATCGGACAATCATATGTAAAAATATTTGATGTTAGAGAACAAGGTCTACAAAGAACAGGAATAAAATTACTACCTCCTTGTCTTCTCCATACAAATTTTTGTCTATGAAAAATAGAATTTTCATATCTAACGCCCGTATTCCATATGGTTGTTGCCGGTATCATTTGTTCAACTAATCTAACCCAATAATCACCAAGACCATTAACATATTGAATCATCGTTTGATAATTAAAATTATTATTCTCCAATCCAACAAGTTTTTCCGATTCTAAATATTTCCAATAAATAGACTCTAATGTTGGATAACCCATTGTTTTACCATCAGTAACATATTGTCTATTTCTAACATTAATTGTATTTAACCAAAAAGTCTGAGCAAACTCAAAAAATGTTTTATTCTTTGGTTGTGGATTAATTACCGTATTATCAACACCACTCCTATCAGGATAAATTGACTCTGTATTTGGAATACAATAAGTTGGTTTAACATAATTTAACCCCTCGTTTGGTATCGGGAAATTAAATTGTCTTGACATTACCCAAACATCATATAACAATCCTTGACCAGGATTTAAAAATAAATCAGTATTTTTAGCATTTAAAACTAATTTATCACTTCCCGTATAATATCTTGCATTATAATTACCATCTAAATTTTGTCGTAAACCAATTTCATTATCAACCCAACTTTTATTATTGTCAATAGTTTGGGTAATGTTATACCCTAACGGCATAAACGGAAATTTAATAAATCTATCCAAATATTCTTGACCATAAGTATATGGACTTAATGTTGTTTGATAATCAGGGTTTGACCCTACAAAAACACTATTGGTAAGATTAACTTCTTCCGGTGCTCTATGTTGAGGTGTTGATTCAAACCATCCACTACCTTTTTCATAATAATAATCTTCCGTATTTGGAGGTGTTGATGGGTATCCTTCACTATCAATAGGGTATTCACTTAATGAAACATTAACATCTTTTATTATTGTTGTTGAGGTAAACCTTATGTATTCTACACCCTGAAATCTAAATGTATTACCAACATCCGTTGTTGAGACATTTTTAACATATGTACCTCCAGATATTGCAGCATAACTAGAATTAAAATCACTAACACTAATTCTTTGGTCCGCCAAATATATGTATTCGTTAAAATCAACTAACGCATCCGGAGCTCCAATTAATCTTAATAATATCTCAACAGATTTTCTCGTTCCTTTAGATTTAAACAAATAAGCCGAATTAAGAATCAAATTTTTATAATATTGGTAATTTAATTCATCCGGAGTTTGTTGGTCACTACTCCCCTCAAATTCAGGAACATTTTTGTTTTTCTCACCAAAAACTGATGTTAAAAATTCATCATTCGTTATTGGAGATATATTAGTATTCCACCCTAAAGTTTGCGCTAAATTTTTTAATAATTGAGATGGGATATCATTACCCACATTATAATTAACCGAATTCATGTATGCTAAAGCGTCTATGAATTTTTTTGTTTCGTCAAAACTTCTACCATATATTTGTAGAACAGACTCCATTTTTTGACCTATAGTATCAAAGTCTTTAAACGCCCCTGTCGTTAAAAATCTTGAAATTAAATTTGTTTTATATAAATCAAACGATTCACTTAAACCATTTAATGTTGTCAAATAGTTGGTAAAGGATGGTGTAATAATATCAAGATTCCAATTACCATATAATGGCCAAGTAACATTTTGATTTAAAACATAATATGTACCATCATCAGCATCTGCTGGTACTTGAAATGTTGCAGTATATTTTGGTACAACATTTCTATTTAATAAAAATCTTTGAACCTCATCTAAACTTTCATTAAACACCTGATTAACTTCAGAATCATTAGGTCTAATAACTAAATCATCATAAGTCATAGATTGACCCGAAAATGGATTACCCTTAACATATATTTTTAATACTCCCGAAGACAATGATGTTGTTGGGACTATCGCAACCACATCAAATCCATTATTGTTATAATATAACGAATACTTTGCGTATTGCATCGTCATATTTCTTAACACCGATACTTGAACCTCCCTTAATTGTAAATTTCTTGTGGCGTTAACCGTAAAATCAACATCAAAAGGGTTTCTAATTCTAGAAACATTTAGTTCAAAACTAGTTTCATCATCAGAACAGATATATGTGACATTTGATGCCGTTTCACCAGTCACATAATTTTCATCCATTAAAGTCACCTCTAATGCCGCAGGAAATTTACTAATAATAGTCTCAACTGATGTTGAGATTCTTTTAACCATTGACCCATATTGGGTGAAATTGGTAACTTGGGTAAGGTCGAAATTTGGATATACTTTGAAATTATTCTCAAATATTAATCTAGATTGAGCAACACTACTAATCCCAAGACCGTCCAAATTAATTGGTTCTGAAAAATTACCAGTGTTAAATGTCCTGTTGTTCTTTTCAGTAATTGATGTTGTAAATTCAAAATTCCCCTGCGTTAAACCACCTCCTTGGACTAATTGGAAACCAACTAAATCATCGGAAAATGTACCAGCACCTGTTGCCGATTGTGGGGGACAAGTATATTTTATTAACGCCATTATTCAGTTATATTTGTAAAGTTTTTACTATAATCAATATTACTACCTCTATCTTGTCTAACTTCATATAACAAGTTATTAAATTGGTCTCTAATTTCATATAAGTTATATTGTTTGTATATGTTATTAGATGTGTCATATAGAGTGTAAACTCCATCATCCATTGATTTAGTTTGATTACCAAATAATGCAATAGCCAATGTTGAGAAATCGTGTTCAGCAATTTCAATATCTAAAGTCATTGGATTAAAGAAAGTATTACTAATAATAATATTTTGATTTGGTTGACCAATATACGGTGTCGCATTTGGTTTATTCGTTGGTGATGAAGATGGGGACATAGTACAAAATATTAAATTAGTGCTATTATCTGTATATCTATATCTTATCGCCTTTTGAGATGTGTTAACTAAATTTTGAACAACCGGTTCACAAAAGAAAGAAGATGTAATTAATCTGAAAAAATTAGGTATTTTAGTGTTATCAGAATTTAAATATTCTACTCTAAACCCTACTAATCCTTGATTAACAAATTTGTTTTTATATTCCGCCGGTACAGCATTCAAGTCAATAATAATACCTTTAACATTAGGTAATGCCGACAACACCCCACAATCTAATATAGTGGTTCTTATTTGAGCAGGTCTAATAAATAAGGTATAGATACCTATTTTGTTAAATTGGTCAGCAGGGAGTCTTAAATTGTATAATCCACCCAATATTTCAACATCTGCAACACCACCAGTGAGTTCACTATTAAAATATGGTCTTAATATATCAGTAGAATTTAATTTTGTTAAAACAAAATTATCTGTTTCATCTCTTGATGGAGTATAATTAAGTATTATCTCCACATCTGCCGGAGATACATCTGCCGGTCTTATAGTACCATACGTTCCTGTTGCCATATTATATTGTTATTATATTAAAAAATCCGTAACCATATTTTTCAAGGTCACCTATATTATCAATTTCACCCATTCTTTCAAGTCGTTCTAAACCTGACTGTTTTCCTCTATCAATAAATACATTAGATTGCACTTCTGCTTCATCAATTACGTTTAATAATACCTCATTTTTTGTAATTATTGAGCAATCCGTCTCAATTGGTGCAACATTACTAACTACAAATATTGTTGTACCATCTTCATAGTCATAATAATCAATATTATTAATACTATATCCAATGTTTAAACCATCTCTTGATATTCCTGAATATATTCCAACAACACCCGATGTACCCGTAACTTGAATCCCTAATTTATAACCTCCATCCGTTAAATCAGATTTTTTACCATAAACTTGTAAATCTTTAACCGATGATTTAGTATATCCACTAATGATTAGAGGAGATGATGAAAATGGGTCTGTTTCACCTGGATAAACATCACAAGTCTCATCACCATTAAAAATATAATCATACATTAATGGAGTTTCCGACCAATTACCACCAGCCGGAATAAAATAAGCCGTCCCTTTTGGGTTTGTAATTACACTATTAGTAAAAGGTACCGTTACGGTTTTAACTATCACATTAGAACCCCATGGACTCATTCCCGACATAGTTATCGTATATTCTTTTGGTGTAGTTGTATATGGATATGAGTGAGAATAAAAATTTGGTGAATTTTCTGTTATGGTTTTTTGGGATGTATTATCCCCCCAATCTATCTTATAACTAGAAAACTCCAAATATTTTTTAAATTCAGTATCTGAAGTATTATAAAAATTATAAGTATTTGGTGATGATGTATTTGCCGAAAATAAAAAATTGGTCATAGTTTCTTTTTGTAAAACCATACCATCAAACACTGAATAATACCCTATATCCACAGTATTTTCCGTAAATAAAATTGGGATTGTTAATCCTGTTAGTATTGAGTTTCCATTCGTACCTCCAGATAAAATCTGTGTCATAGATGAATACACATAAACATCGGTGTTTTGATACATAACTTTAAAAATATCACCCTTAATAACTTCCGGAGAAATTTTAATATAACGATTTCTATCTTCCATAATTAAGGATTAACATATTCATACCATTTTATGGAACTAGTCGTTCCCACTCTAACATCATTATTGTTAATATCTTTATCAAAAATTTGATATGTTTTTTTATCTAAATCTAATTTCACCTTATAATAAAAATTTGAATCACTAAATTGAAATAAGGTTGGTTTCAACAATATTTGGGGAGTTTTACTCATTTTAACATATACTCCCAGTCTAGCATCAAAGAATTTTGCACTCATATAAAAAGTGTCTATATCTATAAAATCTTTTTTTCTTAACCAATATAAAAAGAATCCTTCTTTATCACCCACAAAATCTAATTGATATGACGGTATTTTTATATTAATATTTGAACCATATTCTGAAATACTAACAGATTCTGTAAAACCCTGTTGAACCGGAATAATTACCGTGAAATAATTTGTCTGAGATTTACCTTCAGTTGTATCGTAAAAATCCAATTTAAAAAATGATTTAGTAAATGGTTTTTCATAATAATACACCTCTGATGATGTAAACCCTTCTGTTAAATAACTAGTTACCCAATCAACAGATGATGAGGTTTTAATATTCACAGACTCATCAAAAAAATGAAAATCATATTTAATATCTGTCTTTGTATTTTCATTATATGGTTCATGACTAAACCTAAACACCTCAAAATCGTAAGCGGTTCCAATAATTTCCTCAATAACCTCATGTTCATATATCTCAATACTGTCGTCTCTACCATAAAAGTCCCATTTTAACTCTATTGGTAAATCAATATACTTGTCGGTTGCCGGTAAAACAAATTTAAATTTATTACTCACAATTATCTATTATTGGTTCAGCTATTATGTTCTGTTCATTATAATTAGTACCTTCTGGTATTATTCTAAAAATTATATTCTTATATGGGTAATGAACCCCATTTAAGAAAGGATAATCAACACCATTTCCTTTAGGGTCAATATAACCATAAGTGTATTTATCTCTCCATATAAATCTACCTTTACTTTCCGAGTAATAAGAATAGTATGGAATATCAGTAACATTTATTTTATCACCCTCCTCAATGTAATCAGAATATTCACTTATCGTAATACTATTGTGGGGTTGGTAATAATAACCATAAGAGTTTGTTGTTTCCATTTGAAAATTTGTTGAACTCCTAGGTTTTCCAACATTAAACACCGTTGGATTATAAGTTAATTTGTGGTATAAATTTGATATAACTCGTTCTTTCTGTTCATAATCATTCCACTCACAAAAACCCCCATCTATCACATCACCTTTCTTTAAAGAACCCACATATGAAAAATTTATTTTACTTCCATTAAGTTGTACACCTATAGATGTTGTATACGAACTCATTGGGAAATTAGTGTCAGATAATCCATTACTATCTTTCCACCAATCAGTAGGTAATTTAGTTGTGGGGTCTAACGGTAAGTTAAAATTATAACCTTGTTTCATACCATATACACCTAACCCAGGACCTTTTGACCTACCAAACATTAAACCAAAATACCCTTTCCAAATTGTTGTAAAAAATAATTCAGTTATTGGTCGTTTTTGATTATCTCTAATTGGACTAATATCAATGTCGGAATTAAACGATAAAGTATATGACTGCGAACCTTCTTTAATTGACACCCTTGACAATTTATTTGGTGTAAACCCACTACTTTCAAATTTTTTATTAACACCAAAAATATTTTGGTCAAAACCCGCATTCACCAATACAGCATCATCAGGATTTGTTAATAACTTATGTCTTCTCACATAATATTTTGAAATGGTTTCATTAGGTATTAAACTGTTTATTACCCTCCTAAATGTTCCTTTTTTATCATCATTAAAAGTAGTACCGGTAAACCCAACATTAAATAAATTAAAAATATATTCATTACTACCATACGCCCCATCACCTAAAGAATAAACCTCAAATGTGTCCACACTATTATAGATGAACGCTGACGATAATTTAACAAATTCACCAACAGATAACCCATGTTTAATAGGACACCTAAAAGAAATTGTATCTAAACCATTATATGTCGTATTTTCAATAATAAACGGAATACCGGTTGACGCCGACCAACTTAAAGTTTGTTTTGATTTACTCTCAATAGCCTGAAGTTGTTTATTATAATTATTTTCAAATGGATAACTAACAAAAAAATTCCAATTATAAGTTGACGCACTTTTATTAACAAAGGTTAAATGATTGTTAGGTGGTTGAGTATATCCACTAACATTATAATCACTTCTAATAAAATCAAACTCGTGATATTGGGGAAATCCTGACCAAGAAACAGCATTGGGATTAAGTTTACATTGGTCTATAGATGCTTGAGTTTCATTAACATAAACCAAATTATTTTCTAACGGTGTATAATTTGTTAATCCAGTATAAGAATTTTTAAATAAAATAGAGAATTTACAAGAAGGTCTGAATACTCCAGATTTTTGTCTCTCATCGTCAAACACTTGTGATAAAGAAATATCAATATTCCTATCAAATTCAATATTTTCTTTATTCGTTTGAACTAAAGGAACATTAAACATCAAATTAGTATTTGATGCTGTTTTATATCTTAACGACCCTAAAACAACTCTAGTATCCGTTCTATTACCCATATTATATTGTTGTATTAGTATTAACCCATTTTTTAGTAAATCTGTCAAAAGACGATTTACCCGTTTTTAACCCAAAATAAAAATGAAAAGGGGCACCAACAGTAATATCATTAGGTTCATTCCCACCATTTTTATCCCATGAATTTACCGAAGCATCCAAAACATAATTATTATTACTCGTATCACTTACTGAATAAATATGCGATTTAAAAAATTGCGTTTGACTAGCAACTTTAGTTCTGAAATATCTTGACGCTCCATTTAATCTATCCAAATCTTGGTATTTATAACTAAAAAAAGTATCACCTAATGGTTCAGTACTCCAATCATTTTTTTGAGTTCCAAAAATGTTATCACTATCTTGAACCCTCCATTGATAAAATGGTACTAATTGACTAAAAACATTAAAATTACTAACCCCACAACTGGACCCAACAGGGGTCCCATTATTAATTATTGTTCTTTTTGGTGAAATAAAATCCCGTATTCTAGTGTCTGATGAAAAGAAAATCCCAAAAATAACACTATTATCACTATCACTACCATTATAAAATACTGGGTCCTGACTATTATCTACATCAGGATAATTTATCCCTTCAAAAGGCGATACACCCAATTCAGAATTAATTGATGTCATTTGAGAATAATCACCATCAATCATTAATTTATCCCTACTAAAAAAAGAAAGAATCCCAACGCCCGTTAAATTTTTTAAGAAAGATGTATTTGCCAATCTAGTAACAATTAACATATTTAATAATTCAGAAACATCCCCAAATGTTGTTGAGTTTAAATCTTTTATAACATATCCATCAAAGTCATCAGACATTATAATTTCTTGTAGATAATCACTTCTAGGTCCTAAATCCAACATAGTTGTTGGTGTTTTTAAATTATACGAATTACCTCCGTTATCATTTTTATCACCAATAAAACCTTCCCCTAATTTATATGGACTACTTCTATAGAAAAAATTATTATTATTTGGGTTAAACACAATAACATCTTTACAGTACCTATTTATCGGTGAATTTGGCGGTATTGAATCCGGACTACTATAAATCACATCATTCTTAAATGTAAATGCATATAGAGTACCATTAATCCAATTATTAGTAAATAAATGTGAAAACACATTTCTACATGCCGCAAATATTGTTTGGATTCTACCCGTCCATTCAACCACCCGTTGAATGTCGCTAATCAAACTTATAACTGGAGATGTCATTAAAACATAACATCCATTAATAAAATCTGTTTTACCTCCATCACCTTTCCAACAACCATTTGATTTTGGTTGGACCTTAATTTCATTATTTTCATTATAATAACAAGTTAATGGAGCCATATTACTACCACAACTAAAGGAATCAATTATTGTAGTAAAAACTTTAGGTTCCTCAGTAGTATCATACGAACCTACCGTAAGATTTCCTGACCCCGTCGCAGCAACCGTTTGACTAGTTGACGACCCATCATCCGATATAGTAAAAACTGAAAATTGAGTATTTGTATGTAAAGCAAAACTATTATTAATATTATTTTGGAGACTGGTTGATGTCGGTAATCTATCTGACCTCATAATTATTTGTGTTCCAGATACACCTAATTTAATATTCATCCTTAAATTTATTGGATATTTTGGAGCGTAGTAAAAATTAATCGCCCTCATTGGTTCAACACCTTCAACAGCCTTTATTATATCTAGTTTTTGATAAAATAAACTACCACCATCAATATTTTCACCAGGAAAATAACCTCTATTATTTGACTCCGAATTATATCTACCAAATCGTCTATAATATAGGTTATAATTCGGACCCCCGCCGGGTCTAAATTGAAATTCTTGAACCGTATAACCTTCTTTCCATTCAACAATAAACCCATTATTCCCTTGAACCCCAATTTGTGCACCACCTCCAGAAGAGTTGGATATCCTGGTAATACCACCCCCAAAGTCATATTGTAATAAATAATAACCTCTTAAAGAGTTTGGTGGATAAGTATTGACGGGATAATTTCTAACATTAAAGAAATAATCTAAACGATTCGCATATGGCATTCTCAAAAATCCGTCGTTATTTCCTTGGAAACTTAAAGTAAGAGAATTGTTTGCTTCAATATTTGCAAATATTTTGACAATAATCCTATCTGCGTTTGCAAATGTGGTTGCAATTGTAGGTACACTAATAAAATACCTGTTCGCGATGCCCATTGTTAATTCACCAACAGGTTGTACTGGACTAGTACCTAATAAAATTTCAGCATCTTCAGAAAAATCATATCTATAAATTTTTACATATATTGACGAACCTCCAAGAATATTACTATCACCTTTAAATGCCCAAATTTGTACAGTAGAAGTTATTGCGGGAACACTAGAATTTAAATTTGGTAATGAAATTGGTGTCATAAATCCAGCCATATAAATATCCGTTTGTGGAGGCATGTTATCACTTGTACTATTTGTCCAAGTTTTATTAACTCTAAAGTAATTACCCGTTAATGCAAGATTGGTTGTATCACCAAGTGTTGGTGGAGTGTAAGTTACATCAGTATTATAAGTACCAGGCGTAAACGATATATTTTCTTTATCTAATCTAGAATAAAAAGTATGTAAATTAGTTGAGAAAGGGATAAAACTGAACGCCCCACTTATTGATGGTTTAAAATGAAATGAATCATAATATAAATTTTGAGTAGTCAAACCGTCTAATGATATATTATCAACTAAATCATGAGTAACACATTTTAACCCCCCCTTTATAGGATGATTTAATTTAAATCCCTTACCTTGAGATTTACTTTCAGTAATAATTGTTGATGCATTACCAAAATCATAACCAAATAAACGACTTAAATCATAACTTACACTAACCCTAGATGAATTGGGGTCAACACCTCTAACCAAAAAAAGAACTCTTTGTTTATTTTGTTGATTAAATCTTAATACTGGAGAAAAATATCTATCACCACCGTCAAAATTAGTTCTATCATTCCATTCATTAATACGATAAAACGACATTGTATTACTTAGAAATCTACTATTAAACGAATTAAAATTACTCCAATCATTAGGTACTGATACTGTTGTTGTATTACACATACCTGTATATTCAACATATGTCATACCTGTAATAACTTGGAAATATTCAACATCCATTGGAAATTTAGCGTAATTAACGTCTCCGGATAATTGAGATATATTATACACAGTTCTAATGTTAGTGTTATCTCCTATAGGATTGGCATAATCAACATTTATTGTACCATTAACATTAATTGGTGTCCCCTTCATCGAAAACGTCCCATATTCATTTAAAGACACACCATCTCCGTTAATATTTTTATCTTGAGACAAAGAAATGTCTTGAAAAGCTATAATCCCCCCTGACACAATATTATTTGATGATGGTCCACAAACAATCGCGATAACATTATCGAAATGAAATTTACCTGCATTCAGTTCCGGTTGGAACCTAACCTTTATTCTATTAACCCCGCCACCAGGATTATCTGGTGAATCATTAAAATATTTTCCTTTAGTATTAAAAAGATTTAATCTTTCCGATACTGTTAAACTAGATGAGAAATAATTATATTGAATAGTATCGTCTGTTGGTGGTTCAGCGGTGGGGTCCCTATCCTCTGTTGTTGAAGAAAACATTTCCGGAACTCTAGTTGTCGGTGTTAATGTTTCATCGTCGGGAGAACCAAGAGCATCACCAGCAAAAATCGTCTGATATATTAAATCTTGTGTGTAAACACCAGTATCACTCTTCCTATTAAAGTAATTACCCATTATTTGATATTGACTTAAAATCGATGTTCCACCTCCTTCAACAACAGTTATTCCCTCGGTATCTACCTCCAACGCTTCAACACCTGTTGTGTCTGTTGGTAAACTTCCCGGGTCACCACAATCACAAAAAGAACAATCAGGGTAAGATAAATTAGGTATTTTAATATTTTTTAATTTATCAGGAAAAGATAAAATATCATTCGCAATTTTTTTAATATCCGCAACTGACATACAGCGCATCTTATCTCGTAATCTTCTAAACATTCTACCACCAAGTGCTCTAGGTAATTTAGCCAATAAACCTAATATACCTCTAATGATATTACAAATAATTGACACTATCGCTAATATAGGTATAAGAATTATAAGACAAATAATGGCCAAAACTTTTAAAACAAACCATAGAATATGTACAACAGGAATTAAAACAATTAAAATTGGTCTAAATAAAAATAACATTATCCAAAACACAAAATAAATTAAATCAAATCTAAATACTGAATCATTCGCAGGAAATTTATTATTATCACTCTCACAAGCATCATCTAAAATATTTTTTATACTAATAATCTGATTAGAAAAACTACCATTCCTATATTGGTCAATTAATTGCGACACAGTATAAACTTTATTATATTGCATTAAATAAAATGTATCCTCACAATTAATAGCGGATTGTATATCCGAATAATCATTCCAATCTAAACTAAATGAATATGATTTTAACGCTTCTCGATAATTCGTATTATTTACATTTGATAATGGGTCTTGAGTACTATTATCCCAACCGTATTCTCTAATATTAGGTACTAAAAAATATCCTCGTCTAACTGTCTCAGATAATGATGGTGATTGATTCCATTTTACTTTAAACCTATATTTGGCTTTAGTCGCTATTCCTTTTTTCGGGTCATTAGATATAACTTGTTCACCAAATTCATTAGTTATTAAATAATCCAAATTCATTGGTACATCCAATAACCAAGTACCGTTTTCATCAATCACTTGACCACCTTCTTCTAAATCAACAGTTTCAAGGATAGGGTATCCATCAGTATCTTTAAATATAGTTTGTCGTATCGCCAATATTTCTCCCGGACCAACAACTAAAGAACATTGAGCCCCTGATTTAACTTTTGGTTTACAATTTCGTTTAACAACATCATCATTATTTGATGATATGATTGACCCCATAAAAATAGATGTTGGTCTAATATCAATACTAGCCTCAGATGATAAGTCAAAATCCGTTCTGGTTATACCCAAATTACATATTTCAGGTTGACCCCATAATGGTTCAACCGTTATTACCTTATTAATAGAGATAATTTGAGGTAATTCCCGTAAATTAGTTGATGATTTAAAATCGACCCCCGCAACTTGATTTGGTGTTGCAATACCCATTCTAATTAAATCTTGTGGAGATAATGAAAATTCACCTATATCAGATAAATCAACATCTAAAACTATTGTTTGAGAACCAGGCGGCACCCCAAAAATCATATAATCACCACTATTATTAGTTGTTGTTGTGTATTTATAATACTTGTCAAAAACCTCAATCAAAGTTGGGTCAGTTAATACATCTTGTCTAGTAAAAAAAGTTCCTGTTGGATTATGTCCACTATGTGATTTAGTGTATGGTAGTAAATTGTATCTATATCCGTCTTCATTTAAGTCAATTAATGATTTATAAGGATATAATTCAGATATAACAGGATTTGATTCGTCCACACTGTCTAGTGGAATAAATACCGATACTTTAGCGTTTGGTATACCAAATCCATTATTAATACTAACACGACCAACAATAACCCCATAATCGGAGCATTGTCTAGTATAGATTTGACTTTGCAATACTTTCAAAGAAAGTATTTCCAAATACTCAAATTCTTGGTCTATTAAAACTTTAATTGAGGTATCAACACCGGGTTTGGTTCTTATTCTAAATGAATTGGACATAATATTCTTTTTTAATAAATAGTTTATATACTATTTTCAAAAGATAGTCCATATTATTTTAAAATAAATTGCTAAGAGAAATTAACGGTTTTAAGATTTTTAACTCTAATGTTAATATCTTTACTAGAATATCTAACTTGATAAGTCTGTTTTGGTTCCGCAAAAATGGTGTCATCAACTAATTCAATTTGTTTTGTTTCTGAATCAGAATACCTTTGAGATGTTTGAGATGAAGAATATTGTCCCCCCACTTTATTAAAGAAAAGTATATCAGATAATGATATTACACCGTTTTCACTTTGAATTAATCGTCTTAATTCGGAAACATTAACATTCTCACCCATTTGTCTGTTAGTAGGTGCGAAGTAATCCGAAACAATGTTTATCACTTTAGAAATGATTGCCCCCTGATTTTGTGTATTATCTAATACAATATCAACATTAACACCTAAATCAATTACGCTAGCCACCTCAATTGATATATAATCATTAATCATTCTATAGTTTGACAAATAGTTCGCCACATTATTTTTTAAAGTATTTGAAACAATTTCGGTAAGACTACCATTTTCATCATAAGATAACATTTGGATTTTTATCTTATTATTTTCTTCAGTTATTGAGACTTTTGCCGGAGCCCCGAATTGAGATGGCATTAATCTAATTAATGACTCATAATCATTTATGGTTACCGCTCTATTTTGAGCTGCGAAATTATAAGTAACTAAATTTCTAACTTCTTCCGTTGTTGGGTAATTACCACCACCGATTGCCGCAGTAACATTCGTACATCTCAACGAATTAACAACACTAGTATTAATAGAATCTGATGGTCCATTAACACTAAACGAAACATTACCAATTTGAGTAATAACATTAACACCTAAATTTGAACCTGTACCCC